TTACAGAATTTCAGTACCAAAAAGATCAGCCAAATCAGCTATGTGAAGGATGGCTAAAGAACCGTCGTACTCCACTCTTTGGACCCTGAGCACCTGCGATGATAAAAGTGAGGATATCCCGCTCGAGACATTCACCACCTTCACCGTATCGCCCGGCAGAATCGTCTCAATGGCGTAGTTCGCGTTCACTGTCAGCACCGTCTTCGTTCGTGGATCTTTCAGCCGTGCGATCTCGCCATTGCCTTTCGCATCGGCCGACCCGCCGTTCTGAATCCCTGAATCCGTAAGCGCTTCGTCTCGATGGCCGAAGGCGGCTTGGCTCGTCCCATCAGAATAGACGGCATACGTCGGGCCGCTCCCCCATCCGAGGCGTGCAAGATTCTTTAAGTTCAGAATGGACTTACCCGCCTGGATCGAGTCGACGTGCTTTCCAAGCGCAAGCGAATGCGTCGCGGTAACGTCGGCGTATTGCTGAAGATCAATTTGACCATTCGCTCGCACGCGCCAGTACCACGTTGAGCTCAGGAACTCAAAAGCGGACTGCAGCGCTTCAAGATGCGTCTTCTGGACGAAATTCACAGTGACCGACAACGCTGGATTCCCGAGGCTCTTAGTGAAGAACGAACCGTGAACCGCGTTTGCATCGTCGATTCCATCAGAAAACATCGTATCCACGTCTGCGCCGGCATACGCCACGGTATATGCGGTGCCAACCCAAAAGGCATTCCCCAGTAAAGCATCGATTGGGAAGATACGGAGCGATACTCCGTTGTCCGTAGCGTCGAAGTGCGTCTCAATCTCGGTGATGTGTCCTTGGTAGACCAATAGACCATCAGGGTTGGCGTCGTTCACCGCGTAGACCTTCACCAGATCGAACAGGTTGATTGTAGACCCGTACCCGAAACCATCCCACGGCAAAGCAACGTCCAGAGTAATCTCCCCTGCTGGCTTGTTTACTTCACGAACGATTCGCGGAACCGACAGCAGGATTCCGCTATCCAAGACGCGCCGAAAAGACCCGCCGGAGCTGGAGTATATTTTAGCGAGAAAACGCGCGGCCTTTGGCATACGGGACTACGTCTTGATGATGAAGTTGAAGGTGTTGTACGGCTGCAAGTTGTTGTGGGCTCCGCCACTTCCCGCAGAGCCGGATGACCAGCCGCCTGCGTTCTGCGCGGTCGCTGGTGGGTATCCGCCGGACGTTCCTGACGCGCCTGGAATGTTGTGAGTGTGAGCCGGCATTTCCCCGGTCGAAAGGGTGTGCGTTTTCGCGCCTCCGGTCTTGCCCAAGGCGTTGAATTCCGTTTGCCCGGAATCGTAACCGGCAGGGACGTTTCCTTTCATGTTCGGCAGGTTGAAGGTCGTGGATCCGTCACCAACCCCGTATGCGGTGCTGAGAATGGCAAAAAGAGCCGCGTAGGTGGTGCGTGATACGGCGGCTCCATCACAAAGCAGCCAACCCGAGGGAGCTGACGAACCTCCGTAGGGAGCCATGATGCCTGGAGGGAGCGAAGCAGCGGCCGTAGGCGAAGCTTGGAAGCCTTGGGTCACTTTGGTCAGATCCCACTTCGTGTCGCTGCTGTGATAGCGGAATTCAAGATAGTCCACGGTCGAGACGGCGGACGTGACCACATAGGAGGGGATGTCATTCGAAAATCGCGTCCCTCCCGCCGTATTCAGAGCGACGGTCTTGGCTGCGGAAGCGTGCTGACGGAAGCGAATGAAATAGCTCTCCCCGTCCGTACCGTTTTGCCATGTGACTTGGGTGATATTTTCCGTGAGCGTGCATTCGAAGAAGTTCGCGGTCGAACAGTCGCACGTCAGAACGCCGCCTGAAGATGACACTGAGGCGGTGACATCATTCAGATAGCGCACGTTGCCCGAACTGTCGCGCGTATACCATCCGCCGTTCTTTGCCCAAAGGAAAAGATAACCGGCCGGAGGGTTGGATGCCGGAGCGGTCGTGACTTGCTTGATGAGGCCGATGTCGATTGCCTTGTTGACCGACTGGTTAAATTCGAACCCCGCGTTCGTCACCGTTCCCGATCCGGGCAAGCCATCGCCCATGAGCGTGATGGTCGTGGTCGGGTTGGAATACGAGACGGCCGTAATGATAGCGCGATACCAAGTCCCGGCGATTTTGAACAGATAGATGCGTCCGACCGTGAAGATGGCGGTCTTGTCTCCGCTGATGGTGTGGCTCGTGGCCGATACGACCGTCGTCACCGCGTTTTGGACGATGAAACCTCCCTCATCAAAACCGGCGAGGAAGTCTTGGAGCTGGTCGTGGTTGCCCTTGGTGAAATGGATCTCGCACGTCGCGCCGGAGGCGTGAGTCGCGGCCGTCGTGCTGTCATACCCGCGCGTATCGATGGTGCAGGTGACGACTCCACCCGAAATCGACATGGCGGAAAGCAAAATCTGCTCGTTCTCGATGGTGAGCACGGCTTTGTAGCCAGCTGGCATGTTCCACGATTGCGTGCCCAGCGCGGAAGCTGATGATCCGGTGAAGGTTCCGGAGGTCTGCGACGAAAGGAGTTGGGCATCCAACAGAAAGGATGCACGGTCCAGGACGAAAAGTTTTTGGTACGACATATCAGTAGAAGCGTGAGTAATGAAGTTCGGTTACAGAGATCGAGAAGCCAGATCCCGTGAGAGTTATTTTGAATGCGTTCGAACCTGACACGATTTTCGGCAGTACGCCGGTGTAGTCGATCTCGACGCCGTTTTTGGTGACACGTCGGTTCTCGCCATCGATCACGATTTGATCTCCGTTCGAAAAACTGGAAGGGATGGTCACCTTGTCGCCGTTCGTCGTGTTCTCCCAGACGATCTGCGAAAGCGTTCCTGCCGTGACTACGGTGAGATACGCGAGCGAGTCGGCTTCGGCCGTTCCGGCGTTCACGAATTCCATAGTGGTCGGCGAAACGGCGATAGGCGTCGGGACATCGGTGACCGTCCGTCCCCCGCTTCGGCCGAACGGCTGCAGGGCGACGAGTTCGACCTCATACGGGCACATCGTCATGTGATAGTGGTCGCGCTCCTGAAAAATACGGTCGAGGCCGATGGCGTAACATTCGTAGTAGCGAGAGACTCCGGCCCACGGGATCTTGAGGATACCGCCGAAGACAGCGAGATTTTTTCGAAGCGTATCCATGCGCGACTCCATGTCCGTTCGGCTTGAACCTTTGATAGTTCCCCGCAGGATGAGATGCGTTTCCCGCCAGTAAGCAGTTTCCGCATATGCGCCTTGCGCGCGCGGGTAAGCACGTTTCTGTAGGTCGAGAATGGGCGCGGAGAGCTTCACGAAACGAGTCAGAATGCTCGTATTCTGCAAACCGTAATTATTGAACGTGATCTCGTCGGTCGATGCAGGAGAGGTCGCCGAAGCTCCGTCCAACGTGACGGTATCGAGTCTTGCGGAATCAAATTGGTAGACAGACATAAGCTACATTTGGGCGGCTAGGCCGAAACGATTACCTTGGAGCACCTTGGCGAGTTCCTTGGCAACGGTACGCGCAAGCCTTGATTCGTCGGCCTCGTTTGAGATATTCAAAACCGCGCCTTCCATGATGGAGACGGAAATCGGCTGTCCGCCGAGGGCAGATCCCGAGCGATTCAATGGAATAACGGCCTCTGGTCCCCTTTCGCCGATGAGAGCGATGGTTGGGCGGGTCACGATGCCGCCCGCAGCAAGATGGGGAATCACGGCCGCACTCCCACTCGGAGATGACGTGATAGCGCTCCGAGCGGCTTGGATGGCCTTCAGGGTCGCCTCGGCCTGATCCTGAATGGCTTTGAGTTCCGATTGTTTGATCTTGGATTCAGCGATGAGTTTGTCGTACCCCGTTTTGTATTCCTTTAAGAGTTCATCAAAACGCCGGACGGTCTCTTCCTTGAGTCGTTCGGTTTGTTTTATATATTCGTCTTCCTCTTCTTGCATCCGCTCCTTGAGCGTGACCATCTTCTCGTCGAACGCCTGCTGGTCGGCGAGGATCTCGGCCCCGTGTTTCAGACGCAAGCGCTCGAGATCGGTCGTGGCACGATATTTTTCTGCATCCGCCTTAAGCGTTGCGTATTGGTCGACGATAGCCTGTTCCGCATCGAGCTGTTTCTTGGTTTCATTTACCCTTCCTTCGAGCTCGGCACGCCGATCCGGATCGTCTGCTGTCTGTAGATCTTTTTGCAGGCTCGCAAATTCCTTTTGGGCTTCCGTCAGCTTGTCCTGGTGCGCCATGAACAGATCGAGGCGCTGATCTTGGTATTGCTTCTCTCTGTCGGCTGTCGACTTCGCAAAATCCTCCTGGAGATGTGACATCTCGGCGTTGATCTCGGCAACCTTCTTTCGGTGGTCGTCCAATCGGTCGTTGGACTTCTGCGTGTAGTCACGGATGGCGTCGGTGAGTTTGGATTGGGTTTCTACGACCGCATCCTTGAACTTGCCGAGCGATTCCTTGGCCTTGTCAGCCGCTTTGGCTGTTCCGCCGCCCACGGCATCCATAATCTGTCGTGCCACATTCGGTGCGGCGTTCTCGATGGGCTTGAAGCCTTGCTGTACCACACCCTCCTTCATCGCCTGGCCGGCTTGGATGAAAGCGTAGTCCATGTCGGTCGCAAAAGAGCCGAGAGTCTTGTTGACCTGCTTCACCGTCGCATTGAATCCGGAGAGATCAAAAGCAGAGACGGCTTTTGCCAGAGAATCCTTCGCACCGGCAAAGTCCCCTGTCATCGCCTTGGCCAAGGCTGCAAAGACATTCTGTCCGATCTCCCCGATGCGTTTAAAAGATTTAGCGACATCGGACGCGAAGGCGACCGCTTCAATCGCTCCCCCTACGAGCAACGTGCCGAGCGAAAGCACGGCATACGCTAAACCCTTCAGGACGTAGCCGGCTGCCTTCGCGCCAGAGGCGAGGCTATAGAAGCTGCGGGACCAGCCATCATTCTTGGTCGTAGCCTCCTGCGCTCCTTTGGCGGCACTCAAGGCATCATTCACGAAAAGATTGAGCGCAGGCAGTACCGCCTTGCCGATATTCTCCTGCACTTCTCCGAGCGCATTATTGAGCTGCTTTATTTTTCCTTGATAGGTATTCGCGGCAGCTGCGGCAGAGCCTCCGAACTCGCGGTTCAATTCCTGCAGGATGATCTTCTGCGCTTCCATGGTCTTTCCAGTCTCGACCAAGGTTTCAATTTGCTTCTTCTGCTGGTCTGTAAAGGAAACGCCGACACGGGTGAGAGCGGTAAGACCATCAATCGGATTGTTCAGTGCTTTGCCGAGCTGGACCACGGAAGACTTCAGATCCTGCCCCATGACGGTGCTGACGTTCAAAGCCGCTTGGATCGCATCTGGAAAAACATCCTTCGTGACTTTGGTGAAAGTCAGCATCAGGTTCTCAGCCGAAAGCACCTCGTCGTCCGTGAAGGTCGAGAGGTTGGCCATCTTGCTTGCGAGATCGTTTGCCATCTCTCCCGTGACCCCGGCCGCCATTCCCGTGGATTGCAATACGGCCGCAAGCTGGGCTTGGCCGGCTTCCGCACTGCCGGCAGCCTCAAGAGTGCCCTTCAGGAAATTCCCCATGGCGTTGAAAGCGGAACTCGCAGCGTTCGCGGCAAGGTTCCCCAATCCGATGGCTCCGACCAGTTTCCCGAAACCGACTCCCGACGTGTTGGTAGCGGAAGACACGCCGCGCAAATCGTTTTCGAGGGACTTCAATTCGCCGGCTGCCTTGTTGGAAGCCTCAATGGCAATTTGCAGCTTAGCGTTGGCCATGGGTGAGAATGTAGAGAAAATCGTCGATCACGTCGGAGGGCGTTCGTTCCAGTTCCTCGTAACTCCAGCCGAATACGCGGCAGAGGGCGAAGGCATCAAGCCTCCAGTGCGCCGACGCCAGATCTTCGGGATCCAGTAAAAGCGAAGAACCCCGTCCTTCGACGAGGTTCTCTAACGCCCTTTTGGGCCGTCTTCTTTGGAACGGAAACCGACCGCCTGCAGGGCAAGGTCGAGAAGCTTCTCCCCTTCCTCGGCGGTGAGATTGGTTTCAAGCGACTCCTTCGTGACAGGATCACTGAAAGACCATGCCACGAGAAACTTAACGAGCAGGTCGGCTGACCAGTCGTTCAGGGCACGAGGATCTACCGATTCTCCATCCTTCGCGCGGGCAAACGGGCTAGCTTCTTGTGCCCGGCGGCGTTCGCCCCAGCTGAATGAATCTTTGACGTCGGCCCATTGGGCGTTTGAGAGGGTGATTTTCATATGGGATCACGATAACGAAAACAATGAGCCGAAAGGCTCCCTTGTCCACAAGCAATCTTTGCGATAAGTTACTGGTCATGGATGCAAGTAAAACAACCTCTTCTTTTCCTCCGGATTTACAAAAAGTCTCGGACGATGCTTGTGATTTTGTCAGGGCAAATAAGAAAGAGATCATCAAAAAGTTTGCCGGTGATAGCTTCCCGTCCGTCGAGCACCCGATTTCCATTTTTATGGCAGGATCGCCTGGCGCTGGAAAAACCGAATTTTCAAAATCTTTGATCCAGACATTGCAAAGCCAGATGAAAGCTGAACCCATCGTCAGGATTGATGGCGATGAAATTCGCGGTACGCTGCCAGGATACACGGGTGCGAATTCGTATCTGTTCCAGCGCGCAATCTCAATCGGCGTAAGTAAACTTCATGACTACGTTCTAGAAAAAAGAAAAAGCTTTATTCTGGATGGAACTTTTTCACATATCGATAAGGCTCGGGAAAATATTAGCCGATCATTAAAAGTCGGTCGCAAGGTTATCGTGGTCTACGTCTATCAGGATCCGCTCATCTCCTGGAAGTTCACGCAAAAACGAGAAGCGATAGAAGGTAGGAGCATCCCGAAAAATATCTTCATCGAACAATTTTTTGCAGCCAAAGAGGTGACCCAGGCGGTTAAAGATGAGTTTGGCGGCCAGATCGAAGTCTGGCTCATTGAGAGAAACCTCGAGGAAAATTACCTCAAACGGAACGTAAATATCAGCAAAATTGACAATCACGTCACTGTGCAGTATTCTAAAAAGCAGTTAGAGGACACCCTACCATTATGATCAAAAAACTACTCAAACGCCTCTCCCAGAAAGGAGAGCCGGCAAAGAAACCGGATGCGTTATATCAGTTCGTGACTCACGCTGGATCGAAAGAAAACGAAAAAATCTTTCAACAGGCAGGTAAGCTAGCGAACGAAGAACAGCGCAAAATCTATTACGGAAGCGCACAAAAAAGCGAGGCATAAGCCTCGTTTTTTGGTACACGCAATTTTGTCAAAACCTTGCGCGATCTTTGCGCGATTCTTGCGCGATTCGAATCATACGATAAACGGCAATGGATCAACGTACCCCTTGAATCCGTTATCAAGTTCGTTCTGCCATCTTGGTGGCCGATATCCGAAGTGCAGATGTGGTCCGCTCGAAAAACCGGTGTTATCGGAAAGTCCGATACGCTGACCGACAGCGACCTGTGCGCCAATACCGACGTAAAATTTGGATAGATGGCCGTAGATGGTTTGCGATCCATCCGGATGTTCAAGACGGATGTATTTGCCGTATCCCCTCACGCCTTCGTCTCTCATTTCCGCAATCCTTCCAGTTGCCGCCGCTATCACATATCGGTGTCCGAGCGGTGAGTCCAAAAAGCGGGTGCGGTAGTCGATCCCGTTATGCCCCTTCATGCCGAATTGGGCATAGACTGCGGGACGCTCCCCGAAGTGCTGTGTGATAACCACCGGATCCATTGGGTGTTTCAGGTTGGGCATAGGACAAGTTTACACGAAAAGAGGCCGCTTATGCGGCGGCCTCCCCTTTCTTTTCGAGTTTCCCTTCAAGCTCAACGATCTTCTCGTTGGCCGTTTCGAGCTGGCGGTTCACCGCCCCGATGACCTGCTGGTCATGCTCTTCGGCGCTCGCAAGTTCGAAGCCGTTATTCAGGTAGCCCTGAAGCTTGGATTCGAGGGCTTCCGCATCGATGTCTCCGATGCGTTCAACGTTTCCGTCCTTCTTGATGAAGCGATACAACATAGGTGTCAGTTAGTGGGTTATGCATTCAGGATAATGAATCGGCCTGGCGAAATGGCCCGGAAATCCACAGGCTGATTAGCTCGTGGTCTTCTGCTGCAAGAGCATCGACATGCGTTCCGTGGCCTGGGTGTTGGCCTGCATGTTCTTGTCGATTTCTTTCAGAACTTCCGTCTGCCCTTGGAGAGCGGCGGAAAAGCTCTCGATGGCCGCGCCATGCTTCTCGAAAATCTGCAGGAGTTTCCAGCAAATGATGCCGATGACGGCAACGGACCCGAGAGCCGGACCGAGGCTTCCAAGATCCTGCAGGAAGGATGTAGGTTCCATATGTTAGGAGGCTATTTTTATTGCGTAAAAGGCAATCACGATTGCGACGGCTCCCACTCCGATAGGAACGAGACAGCCGCGCATATCAGTAGGAGGCGACCGTGTTCCGAACGGTGCCGGTAATCATGGCCGAATCCGATTCCGAATAGAACGCTTTGAATTTGAGTGTCTGGAGCACTACGTCTCCTTTGCCCATGGAGCGCGTGACTTCCGAGAGCAATGCCTTGGCGAGCTCGTAGCGCACGCGCGGGCTAGAAGCCGCACCGATGGTGACGGAGGCGTTCGTGAGATCGATGCGTACCGCTTGAACGGTGTTGGCCAAGAGGTTCGTCACTTGCGATTGGTCGTCGTAGACAAGAGTGATCTCGCCTTCGACCTGGAACAGACGGTTCAGGATGTCCTGCGGATTGGCATCGCCAAGCGCCCGATCTTCTTCCACGTTCTTCGTGACTTTCAGGCTAACCGAACGCACCTTCACTGCCGACGCGCCTGCAAGGCCCGCTAGCGAACTCGCGAAGCGAATTTCGCCATGCGTCGGCAGGAAGATGTTCTCCGCGACATAGGTCGCGGAACGCGATTGCGTCGCTCCTGTCTTGGAGCGGAACCCGAACTTGCCCATGGCGTGTTTTTCAAGCTCAACTGCGAATTCCATGTCGGTCAGCATGGCGAGGACATAATCCTTGCCCGCATTCGCTTCTTTCAGGTGGAGCGAAAGGGATTGGTGCTGATTGGATTGCTGGACCGAATAGACGTGGTCGTAAACGCCGGTCTCGACCGTTGAATCCGCGACGGAACCGAATAAGGCGAGCATGAGCAAGCCGAAAGACTTGTCACGGATGGGGAGGGTGAAATTTCCCTCGCCGTATTTGCCGACAAGCTGCGCGTCCACGGAATCCTCGATCAAGTTCCGGCTGGACTCGTCGACCGATTGCATGATGTGCTCGTCGACCGAAACTTCAGACGGGCGGAGCCAATAGCCGGGCGCAACGGCCGTACCTCGGGAGGTTTCTTTCCCGATCCCGAGATCAATGCGCGAACCGATGAATTTTGCCATAGGTTATGGGTTGGTTAATGCGTAGCGGCGGTTATATTCCGCAACCGCTTCGTCGAAAGATTTGGCACGAATGGTCGTGGGCGGACGGTCTCCATCCGCACTGAAATACCACTCCTCCTGCCCCGCTTCCTTCTGGACTGCAAGGCGACGCTCTTCGCTTTTCGAACGTGGAGCTTGGGAGATGACTTTATTTTCTGCTTTCTCAATCATACGGATACAGCGTAACGGGATAGGTTTCCGGAATGCGCGACTAATCCACAGCTACCCGTTGTCCTGGATCTTCCGGCAGCGGAGCGTGAGGACAGAGACGTAGTGCGGTTTACCGCGCCATTCGATGACGCCTGAACGCGAAAGCGCAGGCCAGATCGCTCCGTCGCAAATGCCTCCGAGGTCACGGTCATGGGCGAATTCGTAGACAAGGTTGTCGAGCACGGCATCGAGTGATTTCTCGGCCGCTGACGCTCCTTGATTCCCCATCTCAGCGTAAAGCAGGATGTCGAATTGGTACTCGATTAAATCTTCGCGGCTCGTAAAAAAAGATCCTTCGCTTGTCGCGCGGCGGAGTTCGGCGACCGGATAGCTGGCGATATCCATCCCCTGCTGGTCCTGTTCGCCGTCGTAGACTTCGCCAAGTACGCCCGCAGTTTTGCGAGCATCGAGCTTGGCCTTGAGGCCGGCACGGATAGCGGTGAATGACATATCAATCTGCGAATTCGGCAATCCGGTCAGGGATGCGTGAGAGGACTTCCTCGAATCGTTTATCGATAAAAGGCTTGGCGCGCTCCACAAGCTTTTCCATGTAGAGCCGAGGCTTGATGTAGCGAGTACCGTAGTTCACATAGGCCGCGTACTCGACCGTCGGACCGATGGCACGAAATAAACGCGCTCGGATTTTTCCTAGCTCGAATGAGTTAGAGAGAAACCCATGGCGATACGGGACGATGCCGAAACGTTTGAGCGAGAGGTTAGAAATAATTCCAACCGCATCGTCGAGTGCGGCTTCAAGCTCCCGTTCTGCATCCGCCGGGGAGCGTTCGACGGCTCGGATCAGGCGGTCAAGATTTTTAATTTCAATGCGGATAGCCATATCAAGGCAGGAATACTCGACGATAGCGGTCGAGGGTTGCGATCTCTTCCGGCTCAAGGTTCTGCATCCAGACAACGCTCGCCTCTCCGGCGGATTCGGACTGCTTGCCGTCGGCTTCCCGCTTCTTGAATGCTTTGACGATTAGGCGTTCGCATAAGTCTGAGAGATCAAATGGAAGCGTGTGGGTCGCGGTGTATGGATTCGTAAAATCAATTTTGTAGCCAGCCGTATACGATGCGCGGATATTATTCGTGCCTTTCGGAACGCCAGAATAAATTCGGATGAGTCCCGAGGATCCATCGCCGACAAGTTCGAATTCACTAGCCAAATACGCCGTCCAAGATGGGTTGTCAGGCGTGCCAAGGCGATATTGGAGACCCGAAAGTGCCGATACCGGGGATTGCTTCAGCATGAGTATCCGTCCCCCGTCGGATTCCATGAGGCAGAGTTCGTTGGAATAGGTATTTTCCTTGAACCGCCTGCCGCAATGCGACTCGATAAAATCCGTGGACGCATCGATCAGGCGTTCTAGAAGCGCGTCAAAACCGGCCGACGTGAGTCCGAGCCGGTCTTTGACCCGTTGGAGAGTCGTGAGTGCGTGGGGAACGGTAGCCATAGAAGCCGGATGGAACCGCCCCGCATGAATGCGGAGCGGATGCCCTCTGGCCTAGACGGAAGCGTCTGGCGTATTTGCAGGGTTCGAATGCGCGCGTCCGAGATTGAACAGGACGGCACATGGGATGGACGGGGTCGTCCCGCCAACCGTGAGCACCGCACGCATGTAGCGCTTGCGGCTCCCGACGCCTAAACCGTTCACGCGAATGGTTTTGAGCTGGTTGTCGGCGGTGATGGCGACCGATGCGCCCGTAATGTCGGCTGCATCCGATCCGTTCGACGCGGCTCCTTCTTGGACTTTCACCACATAGGTTTCGTCCGTGTCCGCGAGATCGATGTCGCCGGCCGAAACCACGACTTCGAGGTTGTCGTAGCCCATGGTGTCGATGACGCCACCGTTCGCGTTCGCGGTGCGAACAGCCGGTACGAGCGATGCCAGGGGTTTGACGTTGTCTCCAATGTTCTTCATAGCAAGGGGTTATGCCGACGCGCCCTCGTCGGTCTTTGGTTTGTTATCGCCGTCCTCTTGGGCTTGAGGCAGGCTCTCCGTGAGCAAGTCACGCAATTCTCCGACCGAAGCGGATTCGTCGAATGCGACGCCGAGTTTCTCGAGCACCGCAATGACATCCGGCTTCTTCAGCTTGGCGATCTCTTCCTTGGCAGGAAGTTCGCCGCCGGCATCTTCCGTATCGGACTTGGGCACGATGGGTTCCAGATAATCCGGTCCGTATGCGGAGGCTTCCGCTTCGGTCATTTCGATTACCTCTCCCCGTTCGCGCCTGCCCGACCAGCCGATGGGTTTCAGGACTTTGTAAGTACCCATAGGGATTAGGACGCGGCCGTCTTGATGGTCGTAAGGGCGGCGGCCAGAGCGATCACGGCCGCGTGGCGGTTGCCCATGACCATTCCGACCTGGCGAGCCAAGGCGATTTCCTTGCCGCCGAACGTACCGGAGTTATAGCGTTCCATTTCCATCTCGCCTTTCATGCCGAGAGCGACAGCCTTGAGGTTGCCGAACACGCCGAACTTGGTACCTGCGGCGGAAGCGCTGTAGGCCGGAAGGTGGCGCACGGTGTAGACCGGAAAACCGAGAATCTCGCCTGCAGGTTTCGGACCACCGTTCCGAGGATTGGCAGACAACAGAGAACCGGCTTGCGGGAGCAAGTAGTTGCCCGCCGTGTCTTTCTGCGCGCGGAACTTCGCCCAGTTGGTGCGGCTGAAATAAAAGGCGGCTGAATTGAGCACCGACTCTTCCACGTTCGCAATCACATCCGACGAATCGTCGACGACTTTGTAGTTCCCGAATCCGGTCGCGCCGGAAGCGAGGCTGTAAGCCGCAACGTCCGCGCTCGACATGATGCCGACGAACGGATTGCCCGTACCGATGAAGACCTGCTTGTCGACCATGTTGGCCAAGGCTTCCGCTGCGAGAGCGATCAGCCATTCCCCGACGGCAGGCGTGGCATCGGCCAAGAGATCTTTGCCGACCACGAACGCGAGCTGCCAAGGCTTGGCCAAAAGACGCGCCATCTTGAAGGTGATGCCCGTGACGTTGCCTGCGGCATCGACGCCAAGATATTCACCTTCAAGGAATGAACCGGCGTAGCTCGGAATATCGAGCTCGTCGGTTTTCATGTCCCAGCGCGCGCACTGACTCATGGCGACGCCGACGGTCGCGGCAACGCGCAAAATGGCGTTGGCGACTTCGGTCGGCACAAGGTAACCACCGCGAGAATCCTGCTCGCCGATGATGGTCTCGTTGGCCTTCACGGCCGACGGGATAGCGATGGACTTCACGAACTTCGCAAACTCCGACTTCTGGGCGTCCGAAAGGCCGGTCTTGTCGTGACCCAGCATGAGTTTTTCGAGACGCAGCTGTTCGACGGCTTCACGCACGATACCCGCGCGCTCGTCACCGATAAGCGTTTTCACTTTCTCTTGGAGGGCGGTATCGAGGTGACCCTTGATATCCTCCGCGAGTTCCGACTTGAACTGTTCCAATTCTTTCAACATAGGGATTATTTTTGACGAATAAAGATTTTGCTCTTTGCGAGAGCGTCCGACGTTGCCGTGTTCACGGCGCGCAAGACCTGCTTCATGAGGAGCCATTGTTTGAAGACTTCCTCTTCGGATCCTGCGCCACTCGACCTTTGTTTCGGGGTTCCGCCATCGTCGGACGTTTTCCCCTCGGAACCCTGCGAACCCGCCGCATCGAGCAGCTGCCGCAAAGCTCCGTTAGCCTGTTCCAAGAGATTGATGGTTGATTCAATGGACTGCCGGCTCTTTTCCGAAAGCGTCCGCCCGTCCTTCTCCTCCGCATCCAGCTCCGCCTTCGTTTCCTCTTCCATGGGTGGAATCGGATCCGGAGCGGGAGGCGTTTCCAATTCTTCCGTCTTTGAGACGAATGCCTCGACCGCTTTCTCCTCTTCCGGCCCGATGTCCTTCACGGACAAAGTGTGGGCGCTCGGATTGCAGGGAACGGCGACGAAACTGATCTCGAGAAGCTCGTTTGCGATCCGTCCGTCCACTTCTTTCCGCTGGAAGCCGACCGAAACGGTGTCGAGGAATCCCTGGACCACCATCTCGTCCGTTTCCCTGGCCGCTTGGGTGATGGCATGGAAAAGCGGTTCGAATAAAAGCTGGCGGTTCTCGGTACGGATGTTTTCGGCAAGTCCCACGATGGACTTCACGGAATAATCGTGGTCGATGAGCAGGCGCGGAGATTTCCGGAAGTTCGTAAGATCCCATGTGTCGATGGGAATGGATTCGCCGGAGCGGTCGACGGTTTCGTCAGACGCGACGACAGTCAGCCGTCCGTTCTCGGATTTGCGTACGAACGCTTTGAGTTGGAGTTTTTCTAGTTGCATAGCGCGTGCCGTATGGTGATAAGCGTAGAGGGACGCATGGGTTAAAAGACTGGATTATCCACAATCACTCCAAGCCTTCGATGTACTGGACGACTCGGCAGCGGCAGTTGGGGTGGAGCGCACCGCCTCTGATCTCCGAATAGTCGACATTCAAAACGCCGCCATCCCGTCCTTGGATAACGTCGCCCTTCTCGTAATAATTTTCTTCGATGCCAACCACGCGGCCGTCTTCCGGTCCGCAGAATTCGCATACGCGCTCGTCTTTCGCCGTGTACCAGACGAGTTTCTTCACTCCGGCTTGGCGATATGCCTCGCGTCCTGCGTCATTGGCGACACGGAACGCTTCCGTGCGAGCGACTCGTGATGCGCGGACGTTCGACGAAAAATCTCCGATGTCTCGGATACGGGTTTTCAGCTTGTCGAATCCCTCCCCTGATTCCGTACTCGCGTTCAACGCTTCGCGTAGAAGCCTCACCGTTTCGTCGTGATAATTCTGTGCGAGTAGCGCCGGCATTCCATCCACGGCTTCCCTGATGCGTGCGAGAGTCACATCGAATGCCGAACCTATGTCGGAGGCGATAGCTTCGCCTTCGCTTCGATACAGTTCGCTCAACGTCGGAGTGGAAACTTGAATGAGTAGTCGCACGTCGTCCTTGCGGTTAAGAAGTTTCGCTAAGTCCACGTCCTTCGATGCTGATTCTAGATTCTCTTCGACACGCTTAATCATTCCTGCCGCGTATTCGGCCATGCGCTTCTTAAGCAGGATCTCGTATGGAGAAACGCGCGACACGAAGTTACGCCATGATGCTTCTTTGCGATCTTCGCCGGTACTTTTCTTCGCTGTCTCGATTTTATCGGCAGCTTTGGAAACGGCGGCGTCCACGGCGCTGTGAATCGCTGAAGACACGGCTGAATCTTCTTTGGCTGCTTTAAGGGCCGGATAGGCTGTTTGTGGCGGCTTTCGCTTGGCTTTGACCTCCTTGGGCGAACCGATAGGTGTCTGAGAATACGGAGCCATGACGGAATCCCCGCCGTCGACTGCAGGCAGACCCAATTCGTCGCGTACTTCGTTCAAGCTTTCATACGGCGCACCTCCGAGAGCTGCCACACGCTTACGAACCTGCAAGTCTTCGTCTTCTGGTACGATATTATCGAAATCAATCACTAGATCCTTGCCGAAACGGATGACGAGGTATGTGTTAAAAAATGCGGCGATGCGGCGAAGGCGTGGCATGACGGTGCGAAGCGCATAGATGTAGTTCGTCGCTTCGGCGGTCGCACGATTCAAATTCTCTCCAGCTCCAAGGCCGAGTACGACATGGGGAGTACGAAGACCGGATAGAATATCGTCACGCGACCAGCGGAGCTGCTCGACGAAATCCATATCCTTCTGACTCCAGCCCATTTTTTCCGGCTCGACACCGCCGGGGAGGATGGCGATCTTGTGTGCGTTCTCTGCGCCCTGATATTTGTCTTCGAATTGAGCGCGAATGGGATCCATCTGCTCCCGCGTCTTGAACTTGGACTTGAGGATGAGGTCGGGTCGGGCGCTGTTACGGAAAAACGCGCGATTCCAAACGCGAGCGGCGTGATCGAGATCAACCGCGTCAGCCATAGCCTGAACAGCGCCGAGTCCGACAAGCGGGTCGTCGGGATTTGATTCCCGGATATGGAGGATCTGATGCGGTTGAAAAACGTACTCCCGCGCCTTGTGCCGGTACTTGTATGAAAGAATCGTGTCAGGGAATCCATCCGTGCGAACGATGGAAACGTGCTGAGGCTTGAGCGGATACAGCGCTTTCGGCTTTGAGGTCGGAGAATCCGCTCCTTCCAGAAAAAGAAAAGCGTTGCCGTAGAAGTCGAGCGACATGCTGACGGCCTCGAATAGTTCCGCATGCGTTGCGTTCGGATTTGGGCGATGCAACAGATCAAGAATCGGATTGGAATCAATCTCGGACCATGTGCCATCCGCTTTGACTTTATACAAACGAAAAGCAGCCGCCCCGACTTCTTCAGCGAGCAGCTTTGCAGCCTTGAATTGCCAGCCGGTCACAGTGGCGCTTCGTCCGTGGAACCATGAAGCCAGCGTTTTGCCGACTTCAGACAGAGACTTGCGGCCTCGCAGTACCGACCATGCGTCCTTAGCGCGTTCGACGATTCCCATGCTATGAGTATCGCGGAACGAGTCTCCGAAACTGTCGCTATATCCACAGCATCTCTGGAATCCAGTTCGCTCGTTTGGCGTAATGGCAGATAGCGAGGGCATCGGCACGGTCCGGTGAACGCAGCCCTCGCTTCTTTGCGTCATCCTTCGATTCGATCTTGATTTGGCCTTTAGAAGTGAGGCCGTACTTAATCGAAGCGAGCTGGTTCATGAGCACGGGGTCGTCTGGAATAGAGATATTTTTCTTCTCGAAGTCTTCGCGTAGATTCCAAAAAATTTCTGCCTTGAGATTAGCAAAACGCTCCGGATCTTCCGCTGCTGAGCCAAAGTTCACGGGTACGACGCTCATCCCCTGCTCGCGCAACATGTCGGTGACGCCGCCACCCACGCCCGTGTCATCAACGGCGACGAACTCCGCACCGCTTTCCTTGGATGCGAGTACAAGCCGGCCAGCAGTCTCATTCGTCGGCCGCTTGGTAACGGCTTCGACCAATTCGTATGTGTTGCCTTTGGATTTGAAAATAACGGTCTCGTCCTCGCCGAAACGTGCCACATCGCATCCGACGGATAGGCGTTCGTCTCCTGCAATCTCGGCATTGACCGCACGTTCGACCCATGTGAGCGGAATGAGCGTGTCAGAGCCTTCCGTCGGGAACTGACCGAGAACTTTGGCTTGATAGAGAGGGCTTTTTTCGCCCCATTCTGTCTTGCGCTCCTCAACCCAATCCTTCGTGACCGCACCGGGAATGACCGTCTCTCCCGTCGTCACGTTCGGATGGTCTAGGCATGAAATCTCAAGCTTATGCCAGATAGGGCTTTTAAAAATATCGTAGAACGGACCGGATGGGCTCGCGGGGTTGCCGATAGCGACGATACGATTGTTCGCACCCGTGGCAAGCGAAGTTGCACCAGTCCAAGTCTCAGGTGGCACGCCCGCAGCTTCGTCCAGAATCACAAGAAGATTCGGGGAGTGAAACCCTTGCAGTTTGGTCGAACCGAATTCGCGCTGGGCTACGCTTTCTCTGGTTGAGATGCCGAGTGCAAAACAATCGTCGGCAATTTTCCATTGAGTCGAGAGCAGTTCTCCGCCAAGCGGGATTCGTGATGAACGATACGCGGCAGCAATCTCTCCCCAGAGCACCTTCTCGACCTGTGTCCACGTGGGAGCGGTCGTGACGACTTTGGACGGCTTGAAGACGGTGAGAAACCAAATAGCAAGGCGTGCCATGAGCCATGACTTGCCGACACCATGGCCAGAACGAACGGTGACGCGCTTGTGACCGACGACGGATTCGGCTACTTCGATCTGTTTTTCCCAGAGCACGGCTTCCGGCCAACAGAGCTTCACGAATGCGACGGGATCGCGTTGAAGCTTAAGTAGGATTCCTTCGGTGCGCCGACTTGCCATAGAGGGAATAGATGAAGTCTTGAAGGTTCTCGACGCTCAGGCCGCCAGACATCTCGACGGATGTGAGCGCCTTGCCAGCCGACTGGTCGAGCAAGTATTTGACCATCTCGGGATTCGGCGGTTGTTCGTACACCTTGCCCGGCTTGCCGTCCTTGCCAGGGGCATAGATCACGATGCCTTTGGCCAAGTCCATGGCGGCATCCATGAGCGGAGTGAAATCCTTCTCGATCCGTTCAATCATGAGCTTCCGGATTTCCAAGCGCTTCAGGGTTTCTGGATTCAAAGTATCCTTGGGTCTTCCTCCCAAGAGTCCGTTTTCCTTGCTGGTCTTTGGCGCAGGCATACGAAAACCTAAGAACCTAAAACTTGGCTAACTTTACAGCAGCCTTTTTCGTGAACTTCTCCCATCGGTCGACAATGACGTCGCAATAGGCGGGATCCATTTCGATCATGAAACACTTTCGTCCGACCTGTTCGGAGGCAATCAGAGTCGAGCCTGAACCGCCAAAGCAATCCAAGACAATTCCGCCGGTCGGACAGCTATTCACGATGGCCTTGGCGCAGAGCCGGACCGGTTTCATGGTTGGGTGTTCCGGAGACTTTGTTGGCCTATCGAAAAACCACACATCACCTTGCTTCCTGCCGCCGTACCACGCATGACGCGTCCAGCCATACAGGATTGGGAGTGCTTCGGCGTCGAGTGCCTGATCCGTGAGCTTTGCCGCCTCATCTGTCGAAAGGCCGTGGAGAATTGGCTCCGATTGGTGCTGGTAGTCGGAACCTCCGAGCGTGAAGCGTTGCTTCGCCCAAACGATGTACCCCTGCCAATGGCCTCCGGCGTCCGTGAATGCTTGCCAGAGCGAATGCAGTTCGCCGTATGACATGCAGACGTAGAATGCACCGGTGACGTTGGCGACGAGGTTAGTCATAACTCGCTGTAAAAAAGCGATGAACTCATCACGGGGCATCTTGTCGTTGGCGATTTCTTTGCGACGTTTTCCAGAACCACCGATATAGCCGATGTTGTATGGAGGATCCGTGAAGCACATGTCAGCCTTGCTGCCTTCGAGCAATCTGTCGAACGCTTCGGGACTTGTAGAGTCGCCGCAGAGCAAGCGATGGTCACCGAGTTGGTACAGGTCTCCCGTCTGCGTCTTGGGATTCTCCGGTAAGACGGGGTCGTATTCGTCCTCGACCGGTTGCTTGAGTAAGCGATTCAAAGCTTCAGTGATTTCCCGTTCATCAAAGCCGGAAAGCTTCCGCGATTCTGCATCCAGCTGTTCGAGCAAGATGGCCAATCGATCCATATCCCATTCACCGGAGATGCGATTGAGTGCAAGATTCAATGCCTGCTCCCGATCCTTTGGAATATCAACCCGAACACATGGGATCTCCGCCATGCCGAGACGTTCGGCAGCCTTAATACGCTGATGCCCGCCGATGACCGTCCCGTCCGTGTTCACAATGACAGGATCGACGAAACCGAACGTGCGGATGGATTCCGTGAGTTTGGAGAGCTCGCGTTCGCTGATCGAACGTGGATTGTACTCGGCGGGTTTGAGCGCGGAGATTTTTACAGATTCGTAATTCATAGATTTTTGAACATCGTTCTGACAAGCTCCTCGACCACACGACTCACCACTCCGTTGCCGCACATTTTATATCGCTGGGTATCGCTCATCTCGACCTCCCTGCCTAATTCATCTATTCCCCACCTCGTCCATTCGTCCGACCAGGACATGAGACGTTCGCATTCGAGGGGAGTGAGGCGTCTGACACGGATGCCGTCGGTGACTCCGGATACCTCGGCCGTCCGATGGCTGTACCCTTTTGCGTATCGTGCTTGAATCGTTCGTGCGGCAGTCGTGAGCTTGGGATTCTTGGTACTGAGATCGATGAACGCGACGCCTCCGGTATTCGCCCCATCGATTGTGAAAGCGTAGTCACCATCAATCTTTTTCTGGTTGCGGTTCAGATACTTGAGCGGACACCGTATCGCGTAGCATCCCGTCTTCGCGCCTATCCCTCCTCCGTTCGCCTTAAGCGTCCGAGCGACGCCATGCTCGGAGTAGACGCGTTCAGCTTGAGCGACCCGAGACGTGATTTCGCTAAGATGCGTTTCAGTACCTTGTGGCTCAAAAAATATTTCTCTGGCACGTTCGCCTCGAGTACCGAAGATAAAGACGCGTTCACGGTTTTGAGGCACACTGAAGTCTCTTGCGTTGAGAATTTGCCACGAGAGAGCGTAGCCTTCTTCGGCCAGCGAATTGAGAATGACGGCGAAGTCTCGCCCGCCGTTCGATGACAGAGCGCCTTTAACGTTTTCCCAGATGAAATGGCGTGGCTTTTTTTCGTGCAGCGTACGGACGTACTCGGCGAACAGACCGGACCTTTCACCTTCAAGCCCGACGCGTTTTCCAGCGATGGACAGGTCTTGGCATGGACTGCCTCCGACGAGAAGGTCAAAATCGGGAACTGCCGACCAATCGATTTTCGTGATGTCTCCATAGTTTTTGGTTTCAGGGAATCTGCGCTTGAGCACGGCGGATGCGTATTTATCGATCTCGCTCATACCGACGCACTTCGAGCGCGGTGATGCAGTACGAATGCCAAGCTCGAAACCGCCGACGCCTGTGAATAGCGAGAAATACCTCATAGGGCGATTACTGCCGACACGTCTTCCCAGGAGCGCGCGAGAACATACGTGCCGCCTGCCTTTTCGATTCTTCGTTGCCACTCGACCTGCTCGGGTGATTGGCGTCCTATTTCGGACTTCACCTCGATCCCGATAAAACGCCCTTGGATGATGCAAACGATATCGGGAATACCGATGTTGAACGGATCCGCTTTGCGGAATCCGACAATACTTCTGCCATTGCGAATCGGTACCGGAGCCGGTTGGCAACGGAACGCGAGAATCCCGCGCCAACGTAAATTGTCGATGATTGCACGCTGGATCTCCGTCTCCTTCATGCGGACAAGCATATGCGCACGAGGGGCTGGGAAGGGGTGGTTATCCACGCTTCATTCGAAGTACGGGCGGTTGAGGTGGCGGTTTGTCGATGTACACCAGGACGGCTTTTGGGACTTCGTATCCCCGATCGACGATATCCGAGAGCCTGCCTGCGAGCGCATCGGCCGTGGTAAGCCACTGGTCGGCCGATAGCTCGAGCTCCTGCGATTTGCAGGCGAGATACCGTTCGTATGCCTCATTGAGAGACCGGACGAGGCTTTCGTTTCGTGTCGGAATATCTTCAATCCACCAGATTCGCTTTCCCGCCCATTTGGCGAGTTCCGCAAGAGAGACGTGAATGGAACCTCGCCTGCGACTGAGCAGGTAGGCGTGGCCATCTGAACCCATGACGAGGATCGAGAGAGCGTCGACTTTCTGAAGGTTGCGTTGGGCTATCATGGTTCATGTTTTTGGAGGTTCGTATTTCGGAATCTTCCGGACCGGAACGAGCCTGACCTCCCAGAGCTCGTTCTTCCATTCGACTGAGATGGATTCGAATGTCCGGCGGTTCGCCTGCTCGGCGAATTTGTCCGCGCTCTCCTTCTCGCGAAAGCGCGCGATGATTTCCTTTCTCTGCATAAATTGTGAAACCGCCGTTTTAATCAAGAAGCCGCTGGAGGCGGGCGATAATTCTGTTCATGCGGTCGCTGTACCAATCCTCGAAAAGGACTTGCGACCCAGAGCGCTCCCAGAGGCGGTAGAGCGTTGAACGTAGACGCTGGCTTTGTGTTGGCGGATGGTAAGCGCGAGAGCGGGCTCGTTCCATCGTTTCTTTTGTGGCGGCTTGCATAGTTATTTCCAAACGAGATTCTTCTTGGCGTTCCCTCCGTAATCGACCCATTCGCCGGTGTAGATACGGACTCGCCAGATACCGCGCTCTCCGTCGTAGTGCGCGAGATCACCTTCGAGATAAGGCTTGGCTCGTCTCATTCCCTTGCCTGGAACGAATACTTTTCCATCACCCCCTTGAGGGGGTAGGGGGAGAATCTTCTTCAGGGGTCTTCTTACGGGTTCTTCTTTGTGTGCCGTTTTCGGTACGGGTGCCTGTTCCGTATTCGGTACTGCCGTGTTCCCTTTTCGGTATTGGCTACTTTCTGTACTCGTACCGTTTTCGGTATTGGCTGTGGATTCTTCTTCGCATCTGACGATGGCGACTTCGATCACGCTTGTGCATCCCATCCGTTCTCCCGAACGGATGAAAATTCCGGTCTTCGGTCCCTCGGTCTGCCAATACTTGAGGGACTTGAAAATACTCTTCCGGTCGCATCCGATCTCGTTCGCCAACGTCTTCGCGGAGGCCGATGTTCGCCCGTGGCTGAGCAGGACGGCGAGCAAAGCCACGTTGATAGCGCCATGGCCTCCGCGACAGACTTGGTTGGGAAGCGCGGCGAAGGGATACGGCACTTTTCCCATATCAAGGGGTTCTAGCGAGCTCGCGTGCGTCCTCGTCTAGGATTGATAAGTCGCGTATCTCCTTCTCGCGCTGACGTGAAACCATGCGGACAACGTCTTCGAACGCCATGCGCGCCAAGTCGTTCTGCTCGCGCACGCGCATCCGCTCGACCACGTTCAAAACCCAGTCGAGTGAACGGATCTGTCCGACCTTTCGTTTTTGCATGAGACGGACGTTTTGCGTCTGCTCACCTCGGCCTACGCGGCGGAACGGTGCCGCGTAGCCGGTTGGTTTGACTTCCTGCATAACGTTCATGGCTAAAACGGGATGTCGTCCAAATTGACCTGGTCGGTCGCTTGGGACGTTTGGTCAGCCGGCTGATCGCGTTGCTCCCGCCGTTCCTCGGAAACAATGATTTGATAATCCGGTTGATTTTCCTTTTCCTTGCGGTCGTTCTTGAAAATTGCGATGCGTATTTCGCCGCGCATATCTTCAAGCACGCCGGAGAAGTATTTCTTCCCGTCCTTGGTTTCTTTGAGCCATAAGGCTCCGATTTTTCGTGACATAGGGTTGGTGGTTAGTCGTCCTTCGCCTTACGGAGTAAGGACGCGATCTCCTCGTAGACGCTCACGGCGAATAGCGATTTATGCGCCTGCTCTTCGGGATCGTAGACGCTCTTCAATCGATGGCCGCCCTGCATTCGAGCGCTCCACGTCTCGGCATCCTCTTTGAATTCCCAGACGCTTGCGTCAACGTCCTTGATAAGGCGCTCGTAGATTTCAATGCGGATTTTCTTGAGCGTTTCCATGGATGCCTTCATACGTCGTTCTCCTTTCCTTGGACGTACTCGGTTTTGAGTGCCGAGTAGTTCTTATGGATCTCGAGCACCGTTCTTCGATCCAAGCCCGAGAGACGGCTGACAGCTACGACATCGAACATGTTCGTGACGCCGGATCGGCGCACGCCCTCGTATGCCCAGAATTCTTCTTTGGTAATAGGCATATGGTTAGAACGATTCTTCGGCGAACGCTTCCGGACTTGTGTCCTCGAGTTCGACGATGAGTGAATCCTTGGCGTGCTCGATGGACTTCTTCCATTCGAGTACCGCGCGGATCGCGCTGAATGAAGCATCTTGGTTATCCTGATGCGCGAGATATGAACTCATTTCCTGCATGAGCGCGGCCTTGAACATCTCTCCGGCTTTTGCTGACTCAAGCGAGAGTTCGTGCGCCTTGGCCTGAAGCTGGTCAAATGTGTAGAAGTTTTCCATATCAGACTTTGGCTAATTCACGTTCGCGTTTCTTGAGTGCGAGGCACGCGAGGAAAGCTGAGGAATCCTTCATGAGTTCGTCCCCTGTGAGCGGATGCGGGTTACAGACGCCCGTCTCTTTGTCGAAGTGCAAGATCAGGGCTCCGTCGAGCGACTTGCCGTGTTCCTCTTCGAACGCGAGACAGTACGCCGCGACTTGGTAGCGCATCTCGGTATAGACGCCCTTCGACGTTTTGTAATCGATGAGCGTGCGCTGGCCATTCACATTCGCTACGGCGTCGACCAATCCGGCAAAACCATGGGTAGGCGAATAGACGAGCTTCTCGGCATGCAGGAATTGCACGTCGTTTGATACGAACCAATTCAGGAAGGCGTTGATTCCCGCGCGGACGCGTTCGTCCGCATCTTCTGGAATCTGAGGCACGTCCTGTTTGGCGATAACGGCCAAGGCGAAGGCTTCGGCATACGCGTGAACCATGCCGCCAATCGATGCCGCTTCGTCTTTTTTGATCTGATGCTGGCGAACAGCTTCTTCGATGATCGGAATGATCTCCTCCATGGAGAACGGTCCGGTGTTGGATTCAAGGAACGCGCGGATGTGTTTTTCAGCCAGGCCGACAGCCCAAGGGATTAGCACGCGCGACTTGTCGATGATTCCCGTGCAGGCGGTGACGGATGGCAGGTATTCCTTCGACCCCTCGATGCGATATCGATGCGAGTCGGGTAAGAATTCGAGCGATACATTACCGTCGTACAACTTTTCGATGATCTTTTCAGCCATATGATTAGACAGCTGCGGCGACTTTGGATCGCGCAGCTTCAAAGGCTGAATTAGGATCAACCGCTGGCTTAGCGCGTTGAGGCGGACGAGCTGCTTCGGCCGGAGCTTCGGCCTTCGGTTCCTCGACCGGCTTCTTGGACCATGCGTAATTGGCAGTGCCGTGAACGGCCTTGATGATCTTTGAGAAATCAGGCTCGATAATTTTTCCGAGTTGGCCCGTACGGTCCTTGGCCGTGAACTTGTCCGATGAAGGATCGACGAAAATAACGCGCTTAGATTCACCGTCGGCCGTTTGCACGACCGTCATGTAACCGACGATGTCGACCATGTTGACGATGTCCTTCGAAACCTTGGTCGTGATGAGCGGACGCAAAAGCACCCGATCTTGGTCGGGTTTGTCGTCCACGTGTGCGACCAAAAGAACGTGCATACCGGAATCGCGGAGCACCTTCACGTAATCGCGCATCGTCTTACGCAGCCATCCCCAACCCGCTTGGCTGGGAGAGCCGTCTTTCTGAATGAGCTTGGAGTCCCCGATGGCCACCATGTGGCGCATGAGCTTTTCCATGAGTTCCCCGATAGGGTCGATGACAGCCGTTTCGTACCCCTCTTTTTTGAGCGCTTCGGTGTACTCGCGCATGTCCGCCCACTTTTCAATATGAGCCACATCGAGCTTGATGCCGCGCAGACCGAAATACTTGGAACCGTTCTCGCAATCCGCCATGAGCGGCTTTGGGGCCGTTGCGGCGAACGTCGACTTCCCTACCCCGCCTTCCCCGTACACAAGCATGACGAGGGGCGGTTTAACCGACGGATCGCCGGTATTGATGATTTTGAGCAT